GATAAATGGTTTGACAGTAACACAGAGACAATCGTTGTCTGATGCTCTGAAACCAAAGGCGGATAATTAATGAAAATAAACGAAATCACTGAAGAAATTGTAAATCGTCAAAGCATTATAGATGCTATGGTGGCCAAAAATTGGCCACAAGCACTGCAGGACGAAATGGCAGATGAGTGGGTGTTAAAACAACCCAGCCAGGATGGTTTGAGTTTTGTAAATGGATTAGACCTGCAGTCTAACGCTCCTCAGATAGTTTCGATACAAACGCTGTTGCAAAATCAAAAAAATCAAGACACTATTTCCAGAACCCCACAACAGGTGGTAGATATTATCAATAAAAAATGGAAAACCAATTTTAAGTCAGACTCCACAAAACAGTTTGACAGAAATCCACAAAGATATGTGAAATACATGAACATGCCCGCGGCGACAGCCAAGCCTTCAATTTCCAGTGATGGTGAAATAATAATGGGTGTTGGCAGATTCATTGCCGCCCTATTACGAGGAGACAAGCAACTGAAAGTGTGGAATTTAAAAAGAAACAGTAAGGTAACAATATAATGCTACACTTTTACGAAGGACAGGTAAGGAAATTTTTAACTCAATTCATCAGGATTTTGAGTAACTTTTCTGTGGAAACAGGCCGAGGTAAAGATAATTCTATACAGTTAAGAGCTGTTCCGGTAGTTTACGGAGATCCTACAAGACAAGTTGCAAGTATAATCAGGAACAATTCTGAGAACGCATTACAGTATGTTCCAAAGATTGCGTGTTACGTTAGAGAACTGAACTATGACAGGGAAAGAATGCAGAACCCCTATCACATTGAAAAACAACATTTAAGAGAAAGGAATGTTGATGCAGACGGAAATTACACAAGCGAAATAGGTGCAGGATACACGGTCGAGAAAGTTATGCCTTCTCCCTTTAGATTGGAAGTGACTGCAGACATCTGGAGTTCAAACACAGACCAGAAATTACAGATCATGGAACAGATATTATACCTGTTCAATCCAGACTTCGAGATACAAAAATCAGACAATTACATCGACTGGACCAGCTTGAGCTACGTGGAACTGACCGGTACAACGTTCTCATCGAGGACCATACCCGTTGGGGCTGACTCTGAGATCGATATCGCTACATTGACATTTTCAATGCCAATATGGATATCACCTCCTGTGAAGGTCAAGAAACTGGGAGTTATACAGAAGATCATAATGAGCATCTATGATGACGATGGCGGAATAACAAAAGGGTTAATAGACGGTACACTAACATCGAGGAGTTTCATCACACCAAACAATTTTGGATTGCTGGTGACTGGGAATCAATTGAGATTACTGGGGTCTACAGGAACAAGTGTGACATCGGGAGGAGACGGATTCCAGACAGGAGCGAATGAACCATCTAATTTTGATCCATTTGAGACATTTGGTCCAGCAGTCAACTGGAAAACATTACTAGACCAGTATGGTAAAGTGACCAACGGCACATCGCAGATCAGACTTACCCAACCCAATGGCAACGAGATAGTAGGAACGATTGCAACAACATCATTAGACGACACAATTTTGTTATACAGCATTGATTCGGACACGATACCCGCAAACTCACTGACAGCAGTTTCCAAGATCATAAATCCTGCAACATTTAGTCCTGGCACACCTGCAAACGGTGACAGGTATCTGGTCATAAACGATGTGGGAGACAGCACCTCATCATTCCAGAGTGCAACATGGGGAACACTAGTGGCAAGTATTGGAGATATCATAGAGTACAACAGTTCAACTGGTAAATGGAACGTGGCGTTTGACGCTTCAAATCCAGATTCAACACAACATTATGTTACCAATTTAAACACAGGAATTCAATACAGGTTCAATGGCACAGAGTGGGTCAAATCATACGAAGGTGTGTATGCACAAGGTACTTGGAGTATTGTGTTGGACGGTGGAGCAGATCCAGGATATAATTCAAGCCTTGACGCCACTACTCCATAATTGTTATAATAATACATGGAAAAAAATATAGTCTGCTCAGGGGCACTGTTCTATTCAACTGGTACCAAGCGTTTCCTGTTCTTGCAGAGGACCGACAAGAAGACACAGGGCATGTGGGGATTGGTCGGAGGCCAGGCCAAATACACTGAATCAGCATTTGAAGGATTGAAGAGAGAAATCAAAGAGGAAATAGGAGATACTCCTAAGTTCAAGAAAGTCATTCCCTTGGAGATGTTCACTTCAAATGATCAGAAGTTTTTCTTCCACACTTATCTTATTGCGATAGAGACTGAATTCTTACCTAAACTGAATGATGAACATTCGGGATACTGTTGGACTGCGTTTGAGTGCTGGCCCAAGAACTTGCACATGGGTTTGAAGAATACATTGAATAACAAAGCCATCAAAGGCAAGTTACAGACTATACTAGATTTGATAACTTGATTAATTAACCAGCACTAATTTTTACAGTACCGCTGTCGTTCCAGAGTTGACCTGCATTACTAGGGTCGCTTGTCGGCAATTCCGTTGCCATTACTTTCCCTGAATTGTTTATCATCAGTGTGCCGTTGTCGTCTGGTAGGTCTATGTTTCTTTTCGTAGTTGATGTACCTGACACGAAGGTCTTTTTACCGTCTTCTGTCTGCCACACAAATGGAACATCACGGTGTGCGTAGATGGCATTGTTGGCGATGGTCAATAAAGGTTTGTGCTGTCCGTCTTTCCTGCCGATTATCTGTATCACGCTTTGGTCTGCACCTTTCTTGTTGTCCTTGATGCTACCTTTTATCGAGCCTATTCTGATGTTTTCTCCGGCATCATTTTTTCCTTGGAACTCCAACCAAGTATCTGCGTTTATTTCGATGTTACCACTTATTTTTACACTCATGCATATATTTATTTTATAAAGCCAAAAAAAAGGCCCTATATTTCTACAAGGCCTTTTGATTCTACTAAAAAGTAAAAATATTTATTAGTTGTTTGTCCTCACCGCACAATTTACCAATTTGATTCCTGCGTCAGTTGAGCTCTCTAGTGCTCTACCTATCACGTTGAATGGTGAAAATGATTCGCCTGTTGCAACTGCTCTCGCACAACCTTTCGTTGATGATGAAACTAGTCTTTGACCTTTGGTCACTGCACCTACTACTCTCACTGGAGTTCTTCCAGTCATCGCAACAAATGGGTGTGAATCGTTGTTACCTGCACCTGCGTTCATGGCATAAGCCGGACTGTCAGATATGACACCAAACACTTGATCAGATAAATCTGAAGTTGTCTCTGTGATCTCTGCGTCACCGCCAACCATTACTACTGCACCTGCTGTCATAGGAGCGTCTGCTTCGAAACGCTCGGCAACGTCCGCGTACTGCGCCGAAGTTGCTAAGGCATGTAACACGTTGGCCCTAATGTCTACTAGGTCTGCGTCTACTGGTATAGAATCAGCCGCATGTTTGTATGCTGTCCAGGCACCACCTGCGTTACCAAAGATAGTTGTTCCGTCATCTGCAAAAGTTTCATCCCAAGCCCAGAACAGATCCGTCTCTGTAGCGGCTGATGTGGAACCCCTCTGTACTTTTAAACCTGAAAGTGAAGGCATTCCTGAGTTGGCAGATACGTTTCTGTTCAACTCGATGATGTTGTCTTCAACTGAAAGTGTCGTTGTGTTAATAGTTGTTGTTGTTCCATCAACTGTAAAGTTACCCGAAATTCTCATGTTGTTAGTAACAATAGTTTCACCTGTAGCAGTAAGTGTAAGATTACCAGAAGATGCAATTACTAAATTAGTACCATTACCTTCGATCTTCTCACCATCGTCACCAAACGTTAAACCAACGTTGGCTGGAATGTTAATATCAGTTGTCGCTGTTAAATTTATGTCATTACCTGAGTTAAAAGTAAAGTCAGTACCATTTGATTCAATCTTCTCGTTGGCATCTGTGAAATGTAATCCAATGTTGGTCGGAATAACAATATCCGTTCCCGCTGATAAATTTAGTAAGTTACTTGAAGATATTGTCAAGTCCGTACCGTCACCCTCGATCTTCTCACCTGCATCACCAAAAACTATTCCAATGTCATTGGCCATGTGTACATCTGTTACTGCCGCTAAATTGATTTTAGCACCTGAAATTGTTAAGTCTGTACCGTCACCTTCGATCTTTTCTGAAGCGCCACCAAATACAATTCCCACGTCATTTGGAATGTGTACATCTG